GCCTGGTCGGATATACCCTAGGTTGAAGGGTTTTCTGACTGTAATGCTGATCCGGATCAACCAGTACAAGATTTAACACTACTTGCGTAGCGTTGACTTCCTTGTGTACACCTTAAAAGTCATTTAAGGAGACACAAATGAACTATAAGTTCAGAGGAAACCCACGTCTATTGCAAGGAATGTTCCATCTTATCCCACGTAGTGTGCGTGAAGCATTCATTACTGATCTCTACAAGTTTGTAGATCGTAATGGTCCATATTGGACAATATCACGCTTCAAGCAGATCAGACATTGCATTATTAAATGTTATTCTGATCCTGCCAATGTTAAGGCATACATAAAAGAGGTATCATGGGTTAGAAAGAAGCATGGCCACTTTATAGGCTATCTTCGATCTTTACTCAAAATATCTCTTCAAGGTCCACAACAATTTGAACATGTTGTGGGACTCTTGTCTTTATACCAAGGCATAGAGCCTCAACGGCTTCAGTACCAAGATGTAGAAGACTTTCAGAAGAGAGTTTCTGCACCTCCACCTGAAGATATCGATGATCTGATTCTACGCTTTCGTAGATCTTTTCAGCGAGCATCTCAGGCTAAAGGACTGAAGGCACGTAAGACCCGGCGCAGTATTCCTTTGTCTATAAGAAGAAGGTTCTGCATCAGGAATCTCAAACCATGTCAAACTCATCCTTTCCTTCGAAAGGAGCCTGAGCTTATTAAGCAGTTATCTGCTTTTATCTCAGCAGAATTTGACATCATGGCTGAATACACTGATGGCGATATCTTTAACTTCTTTACCTCAGGAATTGAGGATTTAAGAGGTTTAGATTACTCTGGCTGGGATACCGGCTATGTACGTTATCGTATACAGCCTGGTGGAAAAGTTAGGTATTATTACGATGCACCCAAATGGATGCACGTCCTAACTCAGCCTCTATCAGATTTTTATTATAATCTTCTTAGAGTGATCCCAAGTGACTGTACCTTCAATCAGAAGGCAGCTGTCCCATGGATTCAAGACAAGCTCAAATCAGAGCAGATGATATTTTCTTTTGATTTATCTTCTGCCACTGACAGGCTACCTTGGATCCATGCCCAGGAAACCATCCCTTATTTTATAAGGAATTTTCTTGGTGTAAATGTACACCATTTCGCACACGAGTTCTATCTCACCTTGTACTCATTTATGTTTGAGCACAAGAAGATAAAGCTCTCACTACCTCCCCAATATGGGAAAGTAAGTGTGGAGTGGAAATGTGGTCAGCCGCTTGGTATGCAGCTTTCCTTTGCAGTACTAGCACTCCAGCATCATGCAATCATGGGTTATGTCTATCTATCAGTCTATTTTCCATATGGGAAAAGACCAAAGGCAGACATCCCTGATTTCTTTGATACATACCGCATTTTAGGCGATGATATTGTCATATCAGACCCTCAAATGGCGATTGTATACAAAGACGTAATGTCAGAGTTAGGTATGGAGATTAATCTCTCCAAATCCTTGATATCACGAC